ATGAAAAAAGATCAAAGGCGCATACAGGAAAAAAACATACATCCGAACATATTAAAAATGCTGCATTAGCAAAACGAGGAATTAAACAATCCAATGAACACAAATTAAAAAGATCAATTGCACAAAAAGGTAAACATTGGTGGAATGACGGAAAAAAATCTTATTTTACAAAAGATTGTCCAATAAATTGCGTTAAGGGTAGGTTATCAAGTACCTGGTAGATTTGCATCCGTAGATGAAAATTTATGGAAAACAACAACACTATAAGTTGCAGGTGGTGGGTTTGCAAATGTAATTACTGCACCACTTAATGTGAAAGCATCGCCTGGATTCTGTGCAACGTTACCGACAAATACAAGAATACTATTTTGGTCAGGAGGAATATAGCTCAAAGTATACGAGGTTGTAACTCCATCGCCAGTAAATAAATCTTTTTGAATAGTAACATTTCCAAGAATAGCAATACTTTGCCATGCATTATAATAAATTTCAAAACGTTGGGTATCTGTGTTAAAACGTATTTGTCCATTTACAGGTACGGATGGGCGATCACTAGTTGCACCAAGCGGCAATCTAATTGCAGTACTTCCTGTTTGCAAACTTGCATTTTTAAGTAAACGTGCCATTAAAGTGAAATATATCCTACAGTTGCGGTAAGTGATGGACTTGCATTACTATTAGCATAAAGAGCATCACCATTATTAAGAATTATTTTTTCTGAAGATACAACTAGCGTATCACTTGTTGTTATAGCATAGTTTGCATAAATTTGATTATATGTTTGCGCACCCACACTACTTTGTGAACTTGGAACAATATAAAGATTTGCTAATTTTGTTGAATTTGTAATATTGCAAAAATAAAGCAAAGTAACAACAGTTTGACCACTGCTAGTATAAATTGCTTGCGCCGTTGTGGTTAAATTTGCATTTAAAATTGCCATTTTATTTCCTTATGCTCCAAATATCAATGCCAACACTGTGGCTTTAGTTTTAGTTATCAATTCATCACCAGTTCCGCTGTTTACTACATACAATCCTGTGCCACCGCCACCAACAGTATTTGCAAATATCTGCGTAGTACTTGCAACATTGCTTGGTGCGGCTGATTGATAACTTAATTTTAATACATCGTTAATATAAACAACGCCATTAGCAGATATAAGTGTTAAATCTTGGTTAACACCAGTTGCAGTAACATTGCCATTACCAATATTGGTTCCATAAACACTTAAGTTACCGCTGCTAAATGTGAAACTATTACTGCCAGCAAGTGCGTTTGCACTATTATACTGCACAGAATTATTATATCCACCAGCAGTTACGCCGCCAGCCGCTGATGCAATCTTTGAAAATGTCGTGCCATCATTGGTTAATTGCCAATAACCAAGTGACTCACTCCATTGAATAGAAACATTTGGAGATGTACCACGATCAACAATAATGTTTGCACCTTGTGGATTAGGAGCATTTGCGCCACTTAATCCAGCATTCATAATGATAGAGTTATTGGTAATAGCAAGGTCATTGGTAGAAGTTGTGTTTGTATTACCAGTAACATACAAATTACCATAGATATACACTGGGTCAGCAATAATTGTATAACCACCGACGCCACCACTACTGTTTGTAACTCTTTTGACACTAGTCATTTAATAAATCCTACCAGAATATTTATGCGAAGGCGATTATATAAAAAAATAGCAGCCCGTAGGCTGCTATTGTATCATTTATTATATTAGATATTAGTTGCCTTGTAACTGAACTGTAGTAGCAGTTGGTGTATTAAATGACCACTGATACTTGTTACCGTTAAAATCTGATGCAAACTTGTTAGTTATACGAGCAGCATAAACAACAGTATTAATAGTTGCACTTGTTACGTTGGCAACAGTTTGGGAACTAATTGCTACGTTTACGTTTGAACCATTTGAACCATATGCAGCAATGCTTGTTACTGTTGCATTACCAACAATGCCAAGAGCAAGGTTAGCAAAATTACTACCAATAGTTGGTTTTGAAATACCAGAAACGTTAGCATTTGCATAGATCACACTAATAAATGTTGTTGCGCCACTTGCGCCAAGATTACCTACGTTTGCAGTGAATGCATTTAGATAGATTGGCAGACTTGCTTGACCTGCAACAAGATTTTGACCAGGTACGTTTGTAAGAGTATTAACACCAATAAGATTAACTGTACCACTTGAAGCATCGGTTGCGCTTGGAGCAATTACAGTAAAGATATCACCTGCACCATAACTTGTATATTGATTAGTAAACTTAGCGAAATTTGTATTACCTGCTGTAATAACTGCGTATGCATTACCAGCAGTCATGGCATTTGGGTATAGGCTTGTGCTATCAGCAACTTGAAACTTGCCACGACCCTTGCTACGAATGATTGAACCAGCAGCACCCTTTGTGCCGCCTGCGATATAAACGTTAGGGCTAACAACTGTTGGTGTTAGGGTATTGAATAAACCACCTGTTCCACCGATTACGTTTGTTGCGTCAAAATATTCATTGACTGTATTTGACTTCTCAATTTTAAACTTTGCCATTTTCTTCTCCTTGTATGACGTTCTAGGTCACGGTTGGCTTTCCGTAGTCTTAAACGACAAGGTATTTATGTTATGAAGGAGTGGCACCATTATATCTGGTTAGCCAATAACTTGCATTTTGATAATGTTCTAACTGTGTAAGTGCTCTTGTATAACAATGTGCGGCTGCAATATCGCCATAAAATGCTGGCGATGTTTGTGTAGCAGCAATTACAGGAGTAGTAGGATTTTGCCCAACATTCAGTGTAGCACTTGCACCAACTAGCGCACCATTTACGTATATTTTCCATCCAAGTCCTGTATCAAATGTTGTGCTTACATAATACCAAGTATTGAGTGCTTCTGCACCAACATTTTGCGCCACATCAGTATAGTTAGAAGTTAAATGGTTACCAGCACAGAAAAGATTTGTACCATTGTTAAACCAAGTTGTATCTCTGGCTTCTTGGCTGCATTGCAGATATCCTGCACCAAATGGAGCAGCAACAGTATTATGCCCACGAATGACTGCGCCTTTACTATAACTAACACTGCCATTCATTATAGCACTTGGTGCTTTTGCCCAAACATTGCCAGCAGTTGTAAAATATGCTTGGTTAGTTCCTACATTGGTTACGCTTGGTATAGCAACATTGGCAGTGCCAACTCCATTATAAAAAGTAAATGTATAACTATTCTTACTATCAACCCAAGTATTGGCTGATGCTGAATAGTTCTGCATATCAAGATTGTATAAGATACTATCGTTTACAATAGCATCATAACTATTGATATTCCAATTACCGCCAACATTAAATCCACTTGGTATAGTAAATGCCATTATTATATTCCATATCTTGTACTTACTGCTAAGTGATTCAACGACATTTCTGCAGCACTCAATGCTCTTGAATAGATCGCTATTACACTGATATCTCCATACCAATAGTTATCGCTAGCAGCAACTGCTTCGCCACCGTTACTAGCCCATTGTGCAAGTGCTTGTCCAGTATCAACATCAGTCTGTTGCCCATTAAAATAATGCGTCATATTTCCACTATTGTCTTGAGTAATACCACAAGTAAACCATTTATTTGTTGTTAAAGATAAATTATTAGAAAGTGAGGAACCACCACCAAAACTACCATGTATTTGATAAACTCCAGATGTAGGGCTGTATATATAAGTGTTAAAATTTCTAGTACCAGAAAATGAACCAAATAATGCTCTATAACGAGAAGTACCAAAAGCATTATTCATTCTTGCAGCAAAAAATGTACTTTTACCTGTATAGGTAGTATTATACTCTGATGAAACAGTTAATGCATATTGATTGCCAGTTCCATCAAATGAAAAATAACTTGCAGCCCCACTATTTGTAAATGTTGGAGTACCAGTTAATGTAGCATTATTAATATTGGAACTCAAATCTGTCCATGTAGTCCCACTACCACTATAACTGCTTGTATTACCAGCATCGAGATATAGCAGTGCATTGAGGGTTGTAACATAAGGCACAGTATAACTTTGCATTGTCCATTGACTTCCAATATTCCAACCGCTATCTACAAAAAATGTCATTGTTAGTCCTTAAAACGGTTTTATTGCTGAAGTTTGTGTTATAGTGCCATGTAGGGTAACAGTTTGAACACCGCTAGCATCACCTGTCACACTATCACCAAGCATCAAATATTGTGTATTTGTAATAGCGGTTAGTGCTGCATTAGGAACAGTTATGCTTGTTAAATTAGGATCATATGGTGTTGAACCATTTACCACACGAATGTTGGTAAGATAACCTGGCCATTCTTGACCATAATATGTTGCGATATCGTTAGTAGTATTACCCGAAGTATTATAATTTAAGTTATTTGTGTTTAGACCAGAGGTGCTTCTTGTAGCAGTTCCGCCAGGTGTGCTTCCTAAAAATAGTGTTTCTTTGTTACTACTATTTCTGGTAAGAGCAAAATAATACCAAGTATTGATACTCATTGTAGGCACAGTATAAGCAAATGATCCTCGTCCACCATAGCTATCTGTTGAAATATTTGTTGAATTTGTAACGAATAAACTTAAGCCATAATCAGCATTAGCACCCATTATACCATATGCTTGCGTAAAATTAGGCAATCTAAACCAACCTTCTATACAATACGCACCGCCACCAATGGTAATACCCGGACTTAAACTTAAATAGGAACCACCGTGACTTGTGCTGCCACCAGCAAATTGCAAACTGCCAGCCAAACCAGGTTGTGTATCAACAATATAACCAACATTAGTAAGTTGCACACCAGATATAATCATATTACCAATCTATTCTCAATTGACGAACCCAGTGTTGAGAGTTAGAGCCACCCGTTATCCCAGTTACACCGAAATAGTTACCTGCTGGACTCCAACTTGATATATTTACAGACCCTTGGTATGCTTCATTCAAGTATATTTCTAACATACGAGCACCATTTTGTATTCTACGTATTTTTGCAGTAATATTGTAGAAACATACGTAAGTGCCATTCCAAACCCTAATTCCACTTGGCAAATAGTTAGTTGCGTCTTCGCCAATAAATGGTATAATATATTGAGTTCCCGCTACATATATTTCCCATTGGTTGCTATAATAATGGTTATAAACGTGAATACCGCCGACATTGTTTGATTGTGAAGTAGGAACTGCACTACATCCTAAGAAAATATATTGACCATCTGCGCCATTGCCACCACCAGCACCAACCGATGCGGTAATAACCATATCATAATTATAGTTGACTGTACTTGAATTCCAATAGATATTACCATTTTGGGTATTTGTTGCTGTTGTTAACTTTAATCCATATGCTTGGTTCGCATCCCAAGATGCATTGCCACTTATACTACCACTTGGAGTAAATGATGTTAGTGATGCGTTAGTATTTGCTTGCCAAGTATCCCACAAGAAACGTGTTTGCGTACCACTTGTTCCAGTTGCGATAACATTGCCTGCAGTGATATTACCTGTAACACTAGTATTGCCAGTTACAGTGACATTTGGCATTGTGACCATACCAACGTTGCTAAACACACTTGAATATGTGCCCGCTACGATGGTTACGTTGCTACTCGTGCCATAAATGTTACTAGCCTGTAAGTTTGCCTGAATACCAGTTAATGCCGAACCATTGCCAACAAAGTAACCAGCATTTACGTTACCAGTTGTGGTAATTGGGTTAGCGTTGCTCGTATTGATGCTACCATTTGGATAAATCACCATCTGAGCAGCACCGTTGTTATAGAAACTCAACGGTAGATAAGTTCCGCTGCCGTTGATACCACTTATCAACTGAACATCAGTATTACCATTGGTAGCAATAAGAATCTTACTTGCATTGTTAGCATTAGTAGTATTTGTGTTTATTGCTTGCCAACTTGCACCCGTTGCAGTTCCAGTTGGTGCAGCATAGATGCCAGTTGTAGCATTAGCCGTTGTAGTCTGGAAGAATGTTCTATAAGCAACGTTAGAGTTAGTAAAGTCGCCTAATACATAACTGTTGCTTGGCATAATGATATTGCCTGGAACAGTTATGTTACCATCATATGTGCTAAATGTCCAATTGTATGCTTTGCTAGTAGTAATATTTTGATTATAATTACTTAAAATTACAGTTGATCCCAAACCACCTGGTAGAGTTAAAGTATCACCATTCTTATATCCTGTACCAGGATTAGTTACTACAAGAGAAGACTGTGTAACATAACCACCAACAGAACTATATGATGCGGTCATACCACTACCACTACCACCCGTAAGTGATTGGCTAGTGTAAGGAGGAGAGTTATAACCACCAGCAACACCAGATATTATAAGGATGTTATACAAACCATAAGTGCGTATTGATAGATTAGAGTTAGTGGCTGCTATAATATTTCCAAGATTAGTTAGAATAATATTACCAGCACCAACGTTACCTGTATAAGTTGGAAGATAACCTGCTACGTTAGCATTAGCAAATGTTCCTGTAATTGTAGATGCTAGTGTAGCATTATTGTTATACCAATAGAAACTATTGCCATACACACCTGTATTTGCTACCATATTACCAGCAACTACATAACCAGTTCCACTGATATTACCACTTGCACCACTGCTTAGTGAAAGATTGCCAGCAGAAATATTACCGTTATAAGTTACCAAGTATGCAGCAACATTTGTATTGCTATATGTTGAACCACCGCCTGTAATACCTGTTAAGTAATAACCATTACCAAGATAGAAATTAGCGTTGACATTGCCAGCATAGGTTGGCAAGTAAGCAGCAACATTAGTGTTACTGTATGTTGAACCAGCGCCACTGCTGAATGCAGCACCGTTGTTTAACCAATAGAAACCATTAGCATACACATTGGTATTTGCTACCAAGTTATTGGCAACTACATAACCGCTACCACTGATATTACCTGAAGTTCCACCAGTTGTTGTAATATTAGAAACATAATATGTTCCAACAGTAACAACATTACCATAAATGTTACCTGTTGTATTAATGTTACCTTGAATGGTAATGTTACTTGTGATCACATTGCTGTTTAAGTAATAGCCAACGTTAGTATTACTATAAGTTGAACCACTCGTAATACCTGTTAGATAATAACCATTACCCGTAAAGAATGCAGCATTTGAATTACCACTATATGTTGGAAGATATTGTCCAACATTTGTATTACTATATGTTCCGCCAATACCCGTAAGTATTGAAATACCATTTGGATAATAATAATTTTGTGAATATACATTTGACACAAAAGCATTTCCAAAATATGAACTTGGTCCACCAATATTACCAATATTGCTTGTTCCACCGTTTACAATAGCAGTTGCTGAACTATTATAAATGTTAAGAACCGCAACACCAAACTGTCCATTAACTGAATTATAGTTAAGAACAGCGTTTCGTGAACCGTTTGCTGCTAATAGGTATCCACTACCACCAATAACAACACCGGCAGTTGCACTAGCAGTAATATTAGGGCTAAGTGTTATAGTACCTGTACCTTGAGATTCACTTATTGTTCCGCCAGTTGGTAGTCGCAAATTGCCACTTGCTAAAATTTGCACATTTCCAGTAGCAACAGTATTGGCAACATAATATGCAGAAACATTGCTGTTACTGTAAACTGATCCACTTATAATACCAGTAAGATAATAACCATTACCTGTAAAAAATTGTGCATTTGAATTACCACTATAAGTTGGCAGGTAACTTGCAACATTGCTATTAGAATAAACTTGTGTTTTTAAAGTAGCAATTGCAGTATTAGCAGCCACAACATTTGCATTTGTAGAAGCAATACTTGTATTAGCAGCATTAACATTTGCGGCAAGTTGACCCACTGTAGCAAAACCACTGCCAGTTTGTAAGCCACTTATCGCAGCATTTGCTGCTGTAACATTTGCATTAAGTAGTGCTATCTCACTTTCTTGCGTAGCTGCATTACTTGCAAGTAATGCAAGGTTACTTGCTTGTGCAGATGCATTACTATAAAGAGTTGCAATATCGTTTGCCTGTGAAGCAGCATTGCTTGTCAAAGTAGCAAGGTTACTTGCCACACTTGCAAGATTGCTAGCTTGTGTAGCTGCATTGCTATAAAGAGTTGAGATTGTAGAATCAGTTGGAAGATACGCAGAAACCTGTGTATTACCATAAGTTGCTGGTAGACCAGACAAGTAATAAGCATTTCCTGTAAAAAATGTAGCACTAACATTGCCACTTGCAACAATACTATTTGCATATTCTGTTTTGGAGATAGTTTCATAATTTGTGGTTACAATATTACCAGTAACGTTTAAGTTACCCGTAACTGTTAGGTTACCATTTACACTAAAACCATTTCCATATTTAAATCTGCCCATTTCATTGCTAGGTGCATCGCCACCAACAGCAAATATGATGTCGTTTGGTTGATCAATAGTAGCAATAAGAAGTTTGCCGCCTTCAACAAGTAGATACCCGTCATCTGGACCATCGAGTCCCCCACCACCATTAAACGTACTGCTATTAATACCAAGGTCAACATAATGTGTGGTATCACTTCCATTGTCTGCAGTAACTACTATATCAGTGCTTGCATTGTTTCCATTACTTTTATTTTGTAATAAGAACTGAATATATGTATTTTGCTGATCTGCATAGGTAAGTTTAGCATTAGATGGAACAAATGTTGGCGCAAAACCAATTTGTGCAACATAAGGAGAAAAACCACTAGCAATACTTAAATTACCATTAATAGTCGTATTTGACCACCCAATATTTCCATTACCATTTCCGCCAGCAGATATAAATGGCAAACCATTTGCAGTTAATGACACTTGTATAACATTTGCATTATCAAGGTTGTGAAATACACCTGTATCACCACTTGTTCCATTTGTAAATACAAAACCGTTGCCATTGCCTGGTACCGATGTATTAATAAATGTAGCAGATTTACTTGTACCACTAACAGTAGAATTTGCAGCAATTTCGCTATTACTAATATTCAAATTACCATATACAACAACATCGCCATTCATACCTAGTTTATTAACACCAGATTGATAAAATAATTGAATATTGCCGATAGTTAAATTATTTGTTAAAGCAATATTATTGCTATTGATATTAGATATAAAGGCATTTGACCAAACATTAGATACGTTTCCAAGAGTAAAGTAGTTGTTAATACTTGGATTTACATTTGCATAAATGTTTGAAACTGCAGCATTAACATTGGTATAAAGTATTCTTTGTCCGCCTGGCGTTACACCGTCCATGACATATACGTAATTTGTTGATTCATCAATAACAAATTCACCTTCATGACCAACAAGATTACCAATTTGAAGAGGGCTTATCTTACCAAAATAACGACGCAGAACCATGCTTATATCCTAATATCTTATATTTACCATAAATTGAATGATTGTCTAGACATGTTTATATGCATAGCAGTAGCGTTTTTAGCGCAGTAAAATTTATATTGCACTGCAATAAATATGTGCGTATAATGCATAACAAGTGGAGAAAAACTATGCAGAACCTTATAAATTACATATCAAAGAAGATAAGCGAGCACAATCGCTATCGTCGTACTGTTATCGAACTTAGCAATCTAACAAATCGTGATCTTGCAGACATTGGTGTTTCACGTTGTGATATTCCTCGTATTGCCGCTGGATATATTCGTCGTTAATTTTTTTATAAAAAAAATTTACACAATAAAAAACCCCCTTTTCAGGGGGTTTTTAATTTTTAGGAACCTAATCAGTATTACTGGAATGAAAGGTTGCTTACTGCGATTTCACTTAGGTAGTCAGCAGCGTTACCGAAGCTGGATGCTACGTTAGTCAATTCAATGTAACCATAACGAGTCATGAAACCAACAACTGGTTCGAAAGTTGATGGATCAAGGATAACACCACTTGACATTAGTGGGATGTATGGGCAATAGAACGCAGCAGCATCTGCTTCGCTTGTACCCTTATAACCAACTAGTACAGGGATGGTATCAGTTGCATAGCTATCTACATAGATACGCATTGCGCCGTTTAGAGTACCAACAAACTTAGTGTTAGTTGGTGCTTCGAAAGCGCCTTCAGTAGTACGAGCAAATGCTGAAGTAGTTGCAGACTGTAGAACAGTCAATGCAGCACTTGAAACAACAGCCCAGTTACCTGCACCACGACGAGTGCGTTGTGCAATTAGGTTAGCAGCACGATTGATTAGAACTGCTAGAGCAGCATGTTCGTCACCAACGAATGTTGCAGTACCACTTACAGTAGCTTGGTTGAAAGTAAATTCACTTGCAGCTAGTGCACGTAGGCTGTATAGGATTTCTTGATCGATTTCAGCAGTGATTTCTTGTGCCAAAGCTGCCATAATTTCAGCTTCGATATCTAGACCATGCATTGCTTGAGCGTCTTGAGCAGCTTCAAAAGTCCAACGTGCTGATAACTTACGAGTCTTAGCTTCAACAGGTTGCTTTAGAATCTGAACGTTCAAACGACGACCTGGTGTGCCTTCAAGTGCAGCAGTGAAACCAGCACGACCGTCTGCGCTATTAACGCCTGATGGAGCGCCTGAATAACCAGATGCAATCTTGAATGGTGAAAGTGCTTCGTCATTGATGTTTGCATTGGTACCAAACTGTCCAGTACCATTGCTTGTGAAGCTATCTGCATAGCGAACACGTAGAGTGTGAATCTGCGCAACTGGTCCAGTCATAGGCTGAACACCAACGATTTCGTTGGCAATAACAGTTGGCATCACACGACGGATAACAGGTAGGATAACACGGTTAAGTGTTGCTACGTTACCAGCAGCAGTAGCACCAGATGAAGCATTTTCAGCTAGGTACTTTTTGGTATTTTCTAATACCATTGACATTGTAGTACGACGATTACCGCTTAAGCCTTCCAATAGGGCTGCTTTGGTTTCGTCCCAACGTCCTTCAATTAGTTCTTGTGTCATAGGGTCTTCTCCAATTAATTAGTTTCTTATTAGTCCAGCCAGACGCTTCATTTCAACAATGTTGCTTGAACTCTGATCTGCTTTAACAGTACGATCACCGGTTACTTCAGTGCGAGTTTCTGCAATCATTTCCTTTTTTGCTGGAGTTGATGCAGTGCCTTCCATAACTGGATTGAGATACTTTTTAAATGCTGCGTCTAATTTATCTGTTGGGACTGATTCCAGCAGTGTTGACATCACAGCGGCTTTGTCTTTGCTTAGCGGACTAAGCAAATCGTTGATTTTGCCTTTTCTTTCGATACTTTCGTTGATGCGGCGTATTTCATCATTTTTCTTCTTAACTTCAGTCATTGCACGTTCTGATTCTTCACGAGCTTCACTAAGTTGATTCATCACTTCATGCATCTGCTTAGTTAACTTCTTGATATCAGCACGTTCGTTAAGATAACTTGCACCAAATTCAGTTGCAAAAGCTTCGAAAATCTTACGACCGAAGTTGTTTTCTTTTGCTTCTTGAATATCAGTTTTAAGTTGATTTAGTTCTGAACGTAGATGATTTGTGACAGTACCTTCTACTAGCGCACTTGCTTTCTTTACAAAAGAATCACGAAGTGTTTCTAGTTTCTTGCGTCCTTCAGTTACTACTGCAACCTTAGTACGTGCAAGATCAGCCTTATCTTGTGCAAATTCTGCAATCTCTGCTTGTAGGTTTTCAGCAACGAATGCTTCTAACTTTCCAATAGTATTATGCATAACTGCACGGTCTTTACGAAGTTCTGAAATTTCACCTGCAAGTGATTCACTCAAGTAAGAATCAAAATTCTTAGCCTTATTCATCATTTGCTGTGTGAACTTTACACGATCTTCACTAACCAATTCACGTTCTGCTGCAATCTTACGAACTTCAGCAGTCAGTGATTCGCTAACCATCTTGTCCAGAGCCTCTACCATAACAGCACGGTCATGTGCGTAACGACCTGCCATTTCTTCACGAATTTCTGTACGAATTTCACTACGTGCTTCTTCTAGTTTTGCATTCCATGCTTCTTCTAGAGTCTTACGAGTATCTTCGTTCAGAAGTCCGCTTTCTAGTAATGGTTTTAGAGCTTCGAACATTAATTTCTCCTGAACTTATATTTTCAATTCATTAATAAACTTACGGACTGATTCCTGTAAGTATTTTTGAACTCGTTGATCTTGATTTAAATCTTTAGCCATTTCTAGTATACGATGACCACCATTCATATTCATTAGCCCTTCATAGACTGCTGTTGGGTAGGCATTAGGTGCACTAGGCTGTGCTACTATATCAACAGTTACGATATCAAAATCGCTTACTGCGCCGTCGTGTTCATTAACATTGCCTGATCCACGACTGCTTACTCCTAGTTTAACACCACTTTCTAACATGGTGCGAACTAAATTGCCCATTGGTGTAGGCAAAATCTTCATCTTTCCAAAACCATTTGGTCCATCTAACCACATTTCTGTAATCATATGGCTTACACGATCAAGATTGATGCGTAGGTTGGTTGGGTGATCTACTTCACCCAACACACTATAACCTGTTTTAATTTGCTTATTGAGTGTTTCAATAGCACGATTAATTTCAGTGATAGGATAAACACGACTGTTAGCGTTCTTTACACCACCTTGGATACAAATGCCTTTCAGATAAAGGTTTTTGCCTTCATCTGAATGACTCATTTCCATTTTAGCCTGATCGTAACTAAGATTTTCGATAAGCAAATTACTCATTATTATTCCTTATTAGCGAGGTAGAACATCTTTCTTATTGATGTTTGGACCGCCGCCAGTTGCAAACTTTCCTTCTGCACTTTGTGGTTTCTTAGCATTTGAGAAACCTTTCTTACCAGCGTCGCCGCCTGGTGCATTTAAGAATTTGTCAGCGCCTGGTACTTTGCCTTCACCTTTGCTATATTCGTTCTTTGGACCACGATAAGCCTTGCCATCTGGGTCTTCGTTACGTTGACTTTGGTTAAGGTTCTTTGCAGTTCCACCCATGTCGTTCTTGTTTGCAACAACGCTCTTTGGATTTGTTTCACCAGTCTTTACAAAGTCACCAGTGCCAGCGCCTACTGGTTTGCCATTTGGCTTTGCGCCAAACTCACCCTTGTAGAATTCACCAACCTTTTCAACGTATTCACGAACAACGCCTTCTTCTGCAAAATCTGGATCGTTTTCGCCATCACTGTGTTCTGGCTCACTCTTTTCATCAGCCATTAACTTTTCAAACTCAGCCTTGAGTTCGTCAAGGGCATCTTCAAGGTCCATAACACGGTCTTCCATGTCACCTTCACCTTCTTCATGACCCATGTCCATATCGCCATCATTGTCCATGTCCATGTCCATGTCATCATGATCACTATCATCATCCATATCCATGCCTTCATGGTCAGCTTCAATGTCATGCATCATGTCATCAGTAGAGTCCATGCTGTCACCAGCTTCATCCATGTCATGATCATAGTTTTCATCCATTTCTTCTTCCATTTCTTCAGCAACAAGTTCGTTGTAAAGATCACGGCTCTTTTCGACAACAAGATTATGGAATAGTTCCTTAGCCTTGTCGGTTTCATCATTAATGATGTATTCAATAAGTTGTTCGTAACGACTACGCATATGTTAAACTCCTGTGAGATTTTGTCCTATGTTTATATTTAATATGTAGTATTAAATACAGTTCCAAATAGGTTGATTTTGACGATTTTGTGAATTATAGACCTGGTTGAGGTGCTGCGGTGGCACCATATTGCTTACGCACCTTCATGATTTCTTCTACGTATTCAACATTTCTTTGATCGTTCATCTTACGTAGCTGATTAATTTGCGCAAGCGTAAGTTTGGTTTTGCGCAGATCATGTGTTTTTGCAACGCTATTATCACGACTTAAATCCTGATATTCACCATTATCATCATTAAACATTTCATTTAAAAGCATTGCTACAACCTCAGTAAAAATTATTTAGCGTTTTAACCGCCTGCAAGAGGTGCGCCTGCAGTCTGACCGCCAGCAGCAGCGCCGCCAGCACCACCTGTTTGACTAGGGATGCCACCAGCACCAACTTCACCACCTGCTTCAGGGGGTGGTCCGCCACCAGGTATACCGCCTTCTTGACCAGCAGCTTCAATGTCACTCAATGTTTCTAAATCAGTATTAATGCCACCTGGCGTAACACCAACATTTCGTAGGTCACTGCCTTGCATTTGACTTTGTGGTTGGTCTTCACCACGTTCTTCATGCCACATCTTTTCGTTTTCTGCCATTTCAATATCAGTTAAACCAAGATATTTTTTCATCATAAACCGTTTACTCATGAATTCTGTTGCAACAATTTGAGTAAATGCTCCAATTCTG